CCGTCATGGCATAGGACGTGAGAGACATCAGTCGCCATCGTTCTCTGCTTTGTCAGCAACCACGGCCTCAACTACAGCCTCGATCACCTTTTGGGCGGTTGCCTCGATAGGCTTTGGCTCTGGACGGCCTGAGAGGTTGATGACCGGGGTTAGCGTTATTCCGCCGTTGATTTCAGCCTTGACATTTGTTGGGATGAGTTTTGACCACAGTCTATAGAATTCGCCAGGATTAGCGTTGCCCCATGCAAGTAATCGCGGCACTCCGCCCATTCCTTCGAAGGCTGCTTCAAGTGCTTCTTTTGCGGGGAGAGTAGTCTTATTCTTTGCGCCTTTGGGGCGGCCATGAATATTAGGTGTCCCACGAAAACCGGCTCTTTTTGGCTTTGGTTGATCCTGTAGGGACATGGTTCAGTCCTTATGTTTCCTGGTTTTACTTATCCACTTTCGTGGGTGTCCCAATACCAGTTATCTTCTCACGCTGCGTTCATGGCGAGGCAACCTTCTGCCAGAGCCATCCGCCTGGCCAACTCTGGCGCGCCATGCGTGATCTTCAACTTACGGTAAATATTCTCACGCTGCGTATCGACGGTGCGGTATGACAAACCTAGATGCTGAGCGGCCACCTTCGACGTGACGCACAACACGCCAATTTCAAACGCAACGGCCATTTCCCCTGGGCTTAACTGACCAAGTAGCCCGTAGTGCTGAGGGCCGATCATGTGATCTGCCTTTCCCTCCGATATTGGAACTTTGTCAGGACTTTGGTATTCTGGCAAAGGACCCGGGCCGTCTCGGAGAAGGCAGGCCCGGGCCAAGTCGCTGAGTACCGTCCGGGGCCGGGGGAGGATAGGCCGGGGACGGCCGCCTATGTTGGCTATCACACATTAGCTGTCATGTCTCAAAAAAGGGTGGTGGTAGCGCAGTCACTCGGCCGCCACGCTATGTATTGAGAATAGGCTGCATTGATCTTCCTCGGCGCGCATGTAGCGGCAAGCCTGCTTCCAGTACGCCTCTTTCAACTCGACACCAAAGAACTTGCGGCCGAGCGCCAGAGATCGAACTCCTTCCGAGCCTATCCCCATGAACGGCGAGAGCACCACATTGCCGGGGTTTGACCACATGATGACGGCCCTGTCGATCACATCGAGTTGCAGCGGGCACAGATGGCGCTCGTCGCCAGCCGTCTTGGCAGCCTTGACGTTTAGCACATTGGATTGGTCAACCGACATCCACACAGGGGACGCCCATTCCTGCCATTGTTCGAGCGGAAAATCCTGCGGCGTGTGCGCGATCAACTCAGCATTCTCGCCGGGCTTGATGAATGTCAGAAGATAGTCCGGCATCCCTCCGCGGGACTTGCTGCTATCCTTCTGCAATTGCTTGTAGAGCAGGCCGACGTGCTTCGTGCGCGTCATCTCGACAACGGGGCACTTCCAGATGGTCCGTCGCCCGTGCAAAATCCAGCCGGCATCCTCGTGTATGCGGATGATCTGCCCAGAGAAGTCCTTGATGCCGACCGCCCCGTCCTTCCACTTCGTCCTCGGCAGATCGGAGCAATGCACGGCTGTCAGTCGCCCCGGCATAGTCACCCTGAACTTCTCTCGCACGAGGTAGGCATAATGCTGCGCAAATTCCTCGTCTGTGCTGTTTCCCATGTCAGCCGCCGACTCGGAGTAGACGAACAATGATCCGAACGGTGGGCTATAGCAAGAAAATCCCACACTTTCTGATGGAATTTGAGACAATACATCAACGCAATCTCCCCAAATCGCGCTCCACTTATCTCCATGTTCGGCACCAAGACATTTTATCTTTTGCACCATCTTTGCCCCCTGCGATGATAAGTGTTCATGTGTTCGGCCTGAGAAGCACAGACCACAATGTTCTCGGGACGATTGTCTATCTTAATCTCGTTGATGTGATGGACAACTTCTCCATCGAGTAAACTTCTACCTAATTTTTGTTCAGCCACCACTCTATGCTCATAAATATATCCTCTGCAATCACAATTAGGATAGTTAGGAGAAAACACATGCACATAGCCATTAGGATCAATGTATCGACCTCCATTATATGCGGGATTTCCTGCACCACGCTGAGCCGCGCCAGTACACTTCAAGCTACAAAACTTAGGAGGATATTTCTTCATGTTAGACGGGCTGCGGTATACTGAAACTACCTTCCCGCATTGTTCACATGGGAATGTCACCGTAGCCATTCGGGCACCTTCGCTTTTTGGGTTGGATTGTAGACTTCCTTGACTACCGCCGATCGGCCGGTTGCACGCAACATCGCGTGGCGCATAGCGTCTTTCATGCGGGCATGGTCGCCAGCCTTCCGATCGATTACGCGGCCGATCTCCGTCTCGCCCTCGGCCACGATCAAATGCACCACGACCTTGCGCTTTTGTCCGAACCGCCAGCATCGCCGCACGGCCTGATACCATGTCTCGTATGAGAACGATCGACCTAAAAAGATCATGTTGTGACAATGATTCCAATCGCATCCAAAACCAAAGATCGACGGCTTAGTGACAAGAACCGGACGCACACCGTTAAGCCAAGCTTCGTGCAATTCTTCTTTTTTATCTGCTGGCTGAGAACCATAAATTGAAATACATAAATCACCCAGAAGTCGCTCCACTGTCTGCTGTTCGTCGTTTGTGTCGCACCACAAGACCCAAGCCGGAATCCTCTCTCCCTTCAAGATAGTGGGCTGCTCTCCTGAGAGTTTCCGGGTCTTCATCGAATTGGCCAATGCCGACGTTGCATCGATGGCAGAGCAGTCCCCGAATTTTATTGGTGTTGTGACAGTGATCGATGTGCCATCTTCCGCGTCCTCTCGGCTCATGGGTACGGCAGATGGCGCATCTTCCGTCTTGGATGTGAAGCATGGCTCTGTAGTCTTGTTCTGAAATTCCAAAAGACGATTTGAGGCGGCCTGAAAATCTTTGTGATTTTGTTCTCGCTCTTGCCGCCGCTCGCCTATTTTCTCGATATGCTGGATCGGTGGCATATCTGTTTTTAGCATACTGGCTTCTGTACTCTTTTGAACTAGCCATCGGTTGATCTCATCATTGATGATTTGCACAGCTATTTTAGCACGTTCGCCAGAAGTTTGCCGTTTGATATCATACATGTTAGCGGCGGAAATTGCCGGCGCCCCGAACAAGTCTGCCAACTCGCGATCGATGCGGCTGTCCTTGGCGCGGTGCCGGATTGTTTCGAACGGCGGCAGAATGAAACTCACGTCGTCCGCCTCGATGCCAGTCAAGTTGGAAGGCTTCTCTGCCATGCGCGCCCACGACGCCATCCAGTCCCAAAACGACGATACCGCGTGGCCCTTGAGGCGCCATTCTTGCGAGGCGGTGGATGTGTCATTAATGAAAAACCGCGAGAGCATTTCGTTTGCTGCCATCACGTCGAGGAATTCGGCGTAGTTGCCGAGCTCCATGTGATCGTTCGGAGCAGGCGTAGCAGTCGCGGCAAGTTTGAATCGAGCGCCTTTGAATAGGTTGATCAGAGATCGCGTCGTCTTGCCGGTGAAGGATTTCAAGATTGACGCCTCGTCGAGCGATACCGCGCCGAATGCCGACACATCAAGTTTGTCGATGCGATCATAATTACAAATGTTGATGCGCTTCCCGACGCCAGATTGATCGCGGATAACCCGCGCCTCGTATCCCCATTGCTCGGCGCGGCGATGGGTCTGCCATGCGACGGCGAGCGGCGTTAGGATCAGCGCCGGCCGGTTCGTTGCCTCAATAACCTTCTGGCACCATTCCAATTGGCACTCGGTCTTGCCGAGTCCGGTATCGAGAAATAGCCCGCTGCATCCGGAGCGCAGCGCGAAATCCACGCAATGCGATTGGAATTGGAACAGATGCGGAGCAAGCGCGGGGACGCTTCTCAGCCCCCGTTCGGTAGCGCGGATCGACTTGCTTGCGAGGAATGCTTTGTAATCAGGGTTCATTTCGGCTCCACAATCCTGCAAGCACAAGGCCACGACATCAGCACGGAGAACTCTCCGTGCGTCGAGCCCAGGTCAGCGACCACCATCCATCCGAGCCACAGATAATCTATGACGCGATGATGCTTTACATATCGGACATGCCATTCGCGCGGCGTCATATTAGAAAGACCCGGGCGTAGGGCGCGACCTCGCCCGGGCAAGTTTCGAGGCGTCGCCGATCTCGGGGGTGATGAACCGTCCGAGACAATAGCGACAATCCAGCATGGGCGCCTGCGGGAGGGGCGTCAACATCGCTCGTCCGCAATCATTGCATTGGCGCCCGCATATCGCGCATCGGCCACTTCGGCAGATGCAGCATCGGCTATCGGCAAAGCAGGTCATCGGACTGCCTCACGGCCCTTTTCGGTCACACGCCAAAAGCCCCCTTCGAACGTGACAAGACCTTGGCGCCTGCACTTCTGGCGGGCGCGGTCCTGCTCCCGGTCGACAAAGATGCCCAATTGTCGAGATGTAGCTATCCCGCCCCATTGGGCGAGAGTGCGCAGGAAACGGCACTGCGCTTCGTCCGCCATCACTTTGGCAGCCCTCTTTCGAGAACTCGCCGGATCACCTCGCCATGCGTGATCCTGTTGGCGAGCGCGAACTGTTCAATCCGGCCATAAACCGATAGGTCCAGAACCAGCGTGAATCGGCGCGTTTCGCGGTTTGTCTTTGGCCGCCCGCGTGGGCGTTTTGCCATCTCAATCTTTTTTTGCTTCATACCAAAATTCCCGTTGACATCACTTTCTTATAAGATATTATCGCGATTGTCAAGGGAGAGGGACCGAGACGCCAAGAGGCCCCAGGGGTGGTTCAAAGCGAAAGCTACCCGGACCTGGATCAGCGGTGACGGTGGAAACCCGGAGTGCTCACCCCCCTCTCTCTTGCAACAGCGGC